CCCCGCCGCTGCCTCAAACACGGACTCAGGAATCCCCGATGCTTCATCCGCCACAAGCATCACATGGTCCGAATGCACACCCTGCAATGCTTCAGGTTGCTCGGCACGCGATGTACGGGCGGAGATAAACGACTCTTGAGGCGCCGCACGCATCTCAATGCGATCAGTCTTAACCTCCAGGCGATCACCCCAAGCATTAGGCAACTCCTTCACCCAACGCTTTAGCTCGGCAAATAGGGCGTCGTACAACTGGCTCGATGTCGGCGCAGTCACCACAATCTTTGCAGGACCACGCGTTAGCATGTACCAAATCATCGCCCAGGAAGCCACCGTGGACTTCCCAACACCGTGGCCGGAGCGCACGCTGATCTTGCGCTCGCCGCGGGATATAGCCTCCAAAAACTCCACTTGCCAAGGGTCGGGATCAACCCCCAACACTTCGCGCACAAACAACGGCGCGTTGGGCCTGTAGCGGCGCACCAGCTCAAGGTAGCGCTTAAAGATTTCGTTATTAGGCGTGTTCATAACTTGCCACCGCACGATGCACCAAGGTATGCGTCACCGCCATACCAAACTGATCCTTTACCATCTCAGCAATCTTGCGATAGCTCTTGCGCTCCTTGGCCTTATCCGCCATAAACATCAAGATGGGATAGGTCGATTCATCCTTCACAAGTTTCGCCGACTTGCCATCACCATCTTTACGAAACCCAAACGGCACATGACCGCCAACCCAACCACCGGCTTGCGCCTTGCTCTTACGCCCATCAGCCATGCGCTCGGCAATCCTGCGTCGCTCAAGCCGAGCCACTGCCGCCATCAACGTAAAGAAAAACTCGGACCAGCTCGACCCATTATTCACCGGGTCCGTACCCAGTGCCAGCACAATCATCTTAACGCCCTGCTCCTTCCAAGTCTCGGCCATTGTTAACGCATCAACCGTGTCACGAAACGCACGATCCAATTGCGTCATAACCACCACATCACCTGGCTGAAGCGCAGCCACTAAACGCGAACCGGCGTCGCGCTTGGCAAGTTGCACGGAACCGCTCACACCTTCATCCGTAAACACCTCGCCCACATCCTCGCCACGAATCAACGCCAATCCCTGAATCTTCCTAATCTGCTCGGCCAGCGACGTGTTGTCTATCTGCTCCTGCGTGCTAACCCTTGCATAACCATAAACCGCCATGTCGTTCCCCTGTTTTCGTTACTTGTTGCAAGCGTAACAGTGTTTCACTCACTTGTGAAAATTTTTTTTGGGGCCGTTCGTCGGGGCGATGGGCGGTGTAGTGGGGGCGGGCAACAGTTGCAGAGGTAACGCACAATTGCCAGGTGTGCGAAGCACAAGTTGGCGCGTGTGGAGTACCGCGGCAAAGCCGCCCCGCCCAAATCGCGCCAGGGGGGTCAAAACGATTATCAAATGAGAATTGTTTGCATTTCCGAGTCAATCGAGGATGAGAATGATTCTCGACAAACCGTCAAAACCGCATCGAACCCTACCAGATTGTCAGTTTTTCCGCGTTTGGGCGACAATTGTCGCGTTTGGTAAAGCGATTGCGACTAGGTCAATCATGCTGCGCTGCATCAATCGTTAGCACTTCAGCCTGCTTGATCGCCGTCCATGCTTGCGAGTCTATGTTGATCGCCACGACGGGCGCTCGATTCTCCGCCCATGAACGCGGATCGAGGCGCGCAGCAAACCATTTGCGCGTATCAACGCGCAGTCTAGGATCGTCTTTTGCCTCGTCGGCGATCGTCAGCGCCTCCTCAGCCAGCGCCGAGGCGCGCTCCTCGCGTGCGCGCGCGTACTGAGCGCTGCGCTCTGGCGCCAGTAACCATCTATTTAAATGCCCTTGCTTTACCTTAATGCTTTCGGCTATAGCCCGGACACTTTCGCCAGCGCTTATGCGCTCGAGAATCTCCTCCTCGCCTACTTTCTCAATAACAGCAAGCGCTGCGCGCTTTTGTGGCTGACCTGCCATATAAACCCCTCAATGGTTGAAATTGTCCGACAAATGGTCAATCGATCAATGCGCGACCATGCTATTGTTTTGCTTGTTGCAATCAATCAAAACGGAGCCAATATCATGCGCAAGCCAAACGGATTTGTTTTTTATCGCGGATTCTCGCCAATCGATCAAGCGCCAATCGTCGGGATCGCGGTTTTTGAGTCTAGCAATGTCAAAACCGGGAACATGATTCAAACGTACATTATTCGATCGGACGTTAACCCTATCAGCGCCGTCAATACTGGCAATGATAAAAGCATTTGTGGCGATTGTGTGCATCGTGGCAATGAAAGCCAAAAGCGCACATGTTATGTTGACTACTCCAAAAGTGTTAACGCGGTTTATAAAGCTTTCGAGCGCGGTTCCTATCCAGACTATTCGCATAATGTAAAGCTTGCAGCGCTTTGGCTAAAGGGTCGCAAGGTTAGATTAGGCGCTTATGGCGATCCCGCCATGATTCCCGCGGAAAATTGGCTTGAATTGCTCGAGCTCGCCAGCGATTGGACCGGATACACACATCAATGGCGCGAACCCTTCGCGCAAGCACATCGTGAGCTGTGCATGGCAAGCGCTGATAGTGTTAGCGATCGCGACGTCGCGCGCGCAATGGGCTGGCGCACTTTTCGCGTTATCCCGATCGGATCGGCGCTCAAGCTTCAAAACGAAGCAATTTGCCCAGCAAGCCCTGAAGGTGGCGACAAAAAACAATGCATCACATGCGGCGCGTGCGATGGAGCTTTAAAGCCAAGCGCCGCATCGATTGCAATCGTCGTACACGGAAAATCAGCAAAACAATTTGCGGAGGTTTAAACCATGCAAGCTTTGATCGATTGGACCATAGCAATAGTTTTTGGCGTCGCACTTGCGTGCGCGATTTTTTTTAACCTTTGAGGGGCAAAAATCATGTATATCATCCAAGGCATTCGAAGAAACGTCGACGGAAAACCTGATTACGTATGGACGTATAAACATGCCAATGGTCGCGTATGCGCTTTTGAAACGGAAAGTTTAGCCAACATGGCGATGAGCAATTTAGTTGATGCATCAAATGGAATTTATGGTTTGAAAATTTTATTCATACCTGACAAATGATTGACACCTAATCCAAGCCCTTCGGGGCTTTTTTTTCGCGCGCCAAGCGCTTTGCGCACTGGCGCCATTTTGCGTTATTGATCGCCAAGCGCTTTGCGCACTGGCGCACTGCGCACGCCTAAGCTTTACGCTTGGCGCTTGCATGCGCTCGTCGCAATACTTTGGAGGATAAGCCAATAGAATCGCCGACAATCGATTTTCTCGAAAGCAAATAGGGTGATAGCCATGACCTTAAAAAATCGCCTACAAGGGCGCTTTTCGCGCGCCTATGGCTACGCCAATGCGCTCCGATTCATTGGCTTTACATCACGTCGCATAGCATCGAGAATCGCTATCGATCAAGCATCATGCTCGAATCAGATTCACTCGCAATCGTGAATCGTTCTCACTGACCGATCACCGCCTTGCTGCTTACATCAGGCACCCCCACATGTTCCCGTAGCCAAAAACATGCAAAAACCGGGAGCCTTCCGCCAAACGTTTCAACCATGTCGCTTTGACTGACTTTCCATCACCGCCAACGCGTCCTTGCTCAACGCGTAAGCCTGCTCACTGTTTCCCTTGTACACCGGACCAATATCCTCTTCCGCCATCAGCGTCAACACTTCAGCTCCTGGCATGGCCCGTTTAATGCTCACCGCCTGCGTGAAAAATTCCTGCTGCAAGATGACCGCCACTTCATCCATCGTCCAGCAGTCGCACTCAGGTCTCATTGACGCGTAGGCGTGGACAGTTGCCGGATCAGCGCAAATCGCAAACACGCTCCCGTCATCCCGTTGACCCTCCATAACACTTAACGCCAACGGTTGAGCGTTCATCGCCTTAGCTTCAGCCTCCAACACGTCAAACGCTCGCATCATTCCGCCACACGCTGATCTATACGCCTCAACATCTCTCGCTTTCCGCGCATCTCTACACCGCCATAGCTGCTTCCAAAACCGCAACCGCGTTTCCTCGCTCACAAGTTCCGCCAAACGATCTAATCCCCAAACCTTATCCGCCTCACGTTTCCTCTTCATCACACTGACCGCCACACTATTCATCGCCAACATAATCGGATCATCCTCTTCAAAAGGATTCTTCAACCGATCCTCTGATCCGCCATATAAACCATCTCTTACCTTTCCGCGCTTATCTTTTGCCGCCATAACCCAAATCCTTTCTCTACAAATCACACATCAAACATCAAGCGTCCGAAACATTGAAGCGTCCGAATGTGTGTCTTTCAGACACACACACATTTCGGACGCGTTCACTTCTTGTTCTACAACGCTTTCGGACAACTTAGTACGCGTTTTCGGACGCTTAAAGGACAAAACATCGACTTTAGGACACTCTAATTCGGACGCTAAAACATCACTTTCGGACATTCGGACGCTTAACATCAAAATCCTTCCTGATTAATCGGCTTGATCCACACCAAATCGTTTCTTATGGCGGCAAACTCAAGCTCAACTAACTTGTCCTTCACTTCCTTCCAACGCTTCCTCTTATCGCTTTCCTCCACATCGTTCCCTAGCCTGGCGTACACCTCATCCCGCCAACGCTCTAACGTCACCACGCGATGGCGTTCCCCTTGAACGATCTGGTATTGCCCTTCCGTCTTCACAATATGGCGGAGCGCTTCCCTGCCCATCGATTGGTGCTTACCTCGCCCTGCGTTTGGCTTTGCGTTTTGTGGCGGTCTAAAGCCAACGCCATCGGGTAAATCACCCTCGAATGGCTTAACCACTAACGTGTTGGCTAAGTCATCCTCAAATCCCAGGTTTAGCTTGGCGGCTGACGTTTCATGCGTTTCATCCGATTCCTGCTGATCAAAGTTCACTGTCTCCATGGAGAAATGAATCTCCACACCGTCCTTGCCATCCTTTTGCTTGGTTACCTTCAGCGTGCCTGACATTTGATCGGTATGGCGGGTAATCTCAATCTGCGTATCCACCGCACCTAAAAAGCTGGAATGACCACGCAGACCTAATGAGGCGTCCTTGCCACTATGGTGGACAACCAAGAGCGCTGCGCCCGTGGCTTCTTGCAGGCGTCCACAGTTACTGATGAAACTGCCCATGTCCTCGGACGCGTTCTCGTTGCCGCCGCCAAAGGCGCGGGCTAAGGTATCAATAATGATCAATTTCGGACGCTGGATTTCGGACGCTCTTATGGCGGCTATCAAGTCAGCAAAATCCTGATCGGATGATCGTAGGTTCACTTGTGACCTAATCACGCCAACGGGTATGTCCTTAAGCTCATACGCGTGGCGTAACCCTGAAATCCTTGTCCCAATACCGCCATGACCTTCACCTGCAATGTATAAGACCTCACCGGCTTGCGGCACTTCGTGCGCCAGCCACGAATCCCCACTGGCGATCATGGCGGCTAAGTGCAGCGCGATAAACGATTTGAACGTGCCTGGCGGCCCATAAAGCGCCATGAATCCCTTCTCAGGCACAATCCTATCCACCAACCACTTAACCGGCTCATCCTTCGCGTCACGCCACATCTCAACCCTGTAGCGTTGCGCTTCTTGTGCTTCAACCACTTCGGCAAACGGTTCCTTTTCCGGCACAACGGATTCGGGTTCCGTCTCGGCTTTCTCATCAATCACTAGTCGCTGTGGC